GCAACAGTATATTCTGTTATGATCTCAGTTACACCAGTTTCAGGAGCACCTTCTGCCAGCGTGCCTTTACCGATAAATAATTGTTGGGTATCTACACACCAGCCAAACTCACCCGTGTCCAGCGCCGGTAAATCTTCATAAAGTCCACTGCGTACCTGTATCTTTGCTACTTCTAAAACAGCCATGTTGTCACCTTAAGTCGTTATCTAGTATTTATGCTAACTTATAATACTGCTCGACTCTATCGAACCAACGGTCCATCCAGATCGTCCATTCATTACCGCTTACAGTCCAAGTTTGGAATTCAGGTCGAGCAAAGGTATTATCTTCTAGGAGTTTAGGTGCTACAGCCATTAGGATCACACCTTGTTTAATGTCTGTGCCATGGACTTCGTTATGAGCGGCAGCATAGGCGCATAATTGAAGGAAATAGTCTTCGATCCACTCGGTTTTCTTGGGTTTATTGGTCTGTTTATAGTCGATAATCGCCGGGCTACCCTTGTATACTCCGCAGGCATCTGTTGTGCCTGCATACAAGCCCGGAACGTATAAGGGCACTTCAATACCCCATACTTCATCTACGTGTTTAAGCCCATGTTCTACGATTTCTTGTGCCATGGCATAACTTTGTTGGCTGTTTGGGTTAGTACCAGGTTGCCCCATTTCTCGGTCGTTACGCACATAGTCTTCTAACCATTTGTGCATGCGTGTGCCGCGGCTGGCGGCTTCTGTGGTGATCTGTTGGGCTTGTTGTGTGCCTACACGTTTACGCCAATTTTCAAGGGCATCTCGTTTCTCTTGTGGTTTGGTTTTATCAAGTATTGTTGTTACTGAGGGGACTCTAGTGCCGTCTGGTAAACTGTAAAGCCTGTGTCCATCTACTGTATCACGAGAGATGGGGGTATAATCGTATTTTTGTATAAGCATCTTATTAGTATATATTAGTGATTAACTAATGTCAACTAAACTGTGAAACTTTCTCCACAACCACATTCAGCTTTGGCATTAGGATTTTGAAACTCAAAACCTTCGTTAAGACCTTTTTTGGCGTAGTCGATCTGCATGCCTTGTAAGTATACTAAATCTTTTTTGTTGATTACGAGCGTGACTCCGCGATCGTCTATTTCGAGATCACCTTCAAACAGTTGATCAGCAAATTCCAATATATAGGCAAATCCGCTGCAACCACTGGTCCTTACACCGATGCGCATGCCAATACCTCGGTCTCGATTACATAGTGCGTCTTGCATTTTCTTTGCGGCATTAGCGGTAAGGGTTATCATATAATATATTTAAATTATTTTATTGTTTATTGATCTGTACGCATTTAAAATATCTAGTAATTTATTTTTGTTATACGTTTCAATATTCATAAAATTTGCTATCTCATCTAATAGAAGTTCACTGTGATTGATATCATTAAATTTAATTTCAAGTATGTTATTTTTATCGTCGGGTAGATTATATTTCCAATATAAGTACTGCTTTTTATTAACAGACCAGTTTTCTATTTCATTTTTTACTTCATTCGGAATATTTACCCCAACACAAAATTCTTCATAAGAAGGCCACGACATACCGGCTAAAAGAGTGTAGGTATTTTTATCTTTAAGATCAACTGTTGTTTTTTTGTTTGCTCTATATATAATTTCATCAAGATTATCTGTTGTAAATGTTATATATATGACCTTTTTCCCTATTTCTGTTAATAGTTTTACATTAGTAAAATGTCCTATTATAATATCTGCTGCAGGCAATTTTTCCTGAATAATTATGTCTTGAGGTAAAGATGAATTAACATGTATTATTCCGTCAATTACCGAAGAAGAAGAATGCATGGACCCGTTTGCGTCAGGGAAGGGTTCATATTTTCCTAGTATTGCACTACATAATGCTCCTATAAGATGACCACCGGTTCCAGCCGGAAAACATACTACGATATTTTGATTTTTATTTTCTACAAACATTGTAAAATATTTAGTTATGTTAACTATTTAAACTTGCCTATTTTTTTGTAGTCTGTTAATGTTATCATATCCATTATTTAAACCAACATTTGGATTCTTTTTCTATCCTGTTTAACACCTCTTGTTTTTGTTTGTCAGTCATATCATACCAATTAACTATGTCATCTACCGTGCGACCACAACCAACGCAGACTTCGTTTTCATAGCGGCATACTGATATGCAAGGGCTTTCAATGGGTGACTTCTTCATTTTTCTTTCTATAATCCGCTATGGCTGATTTGATCGCATCTTCTGCAAGCACCGAGCAATGTATCTTGACGGGCGGTAGTGCGAGTTCTTCTGCGATATGTGAGTTTTTGATGGTCTGTGCCTCATCCAGCGTCTTGCCCTTGAGGAGCTCGGTGACAAGGCTAGAGCTAGCAATAGCACTGCCACAACCATACGTCTTAAATTTAGCATCTGTGATAACTCCGTCTTCCACCTTTATTTGGAGTTTCATAACGTCTCCGTCATCCGCAAGCTGGCGCACCAACCATACCTGTGCCAACTTGCGGATCCTCCTTATCTAAACTTCCCACGTTTCTGGGATTTTCATAATGGTCTAGAACTTTTTCTGAATAAGCCATATCATAAATCTCCAATAGTATACTAAAATACTAAAGTATTTATTGTCTTAAGTCAAGTGTTTTTGATTAAATTGCGGCGCCGCGTGTTTTAGCTGCACGCTTGGCCATGTTTGCGACTGTGTCAACTGGAGCATCAGTGGTTTCATCACCAATGTTAGTAGTAGTTTCTGTTTCATCATCTGTTGGTCCGATTGGATTCAACTCAATGAAATCTTTGTTAAATGATTTAACCAGATTTTTTACTGCGGGATTGTTCTCATTGGCCTGCACTAGTGCGTCATAATCAAAGGTGCGATCTGTATTACGCACTAGATTGATAAGGCTCTGTGTGCTGACGTTTGGGAGTTTTTCTTTGTCTTTGTAGCGATGTTGGATAAGTTCCAGAGCCGTTAGTAAATTAGACTCTGGAGTATTTGTTGGGCCATGAACGAATTCATTTAATCGCACGATTAACGCTTTTCGCGACCTAATTCTTCTGTGCCACCCACTGCTGCATCTGTAGCACCAAATGCATCACCTTCTTCTTGATCTAGATCACTAGTCGGAGGGGGAGGTAATTCAGCACCCATGTCAGCTGGTTGATCACCTGGCATAGCCATTGGTTGATCTACTGCTTCACCACTTAATACGCGAACACCATTGTCCACACCTTCACGTGCAGCCTGTAGATTTTGCATTAATGTACTTAATGTTTCACCTACTGCTGATTTAAAAGCTTCTGATTGTTCGCTGCCGATTTGATCACGGATCGAATCTAGTAGTTGTGGTAATTGTTCGTTCTGCATCTTGCCGACTTTTTCGATAGCATCCTGTACTGAATCTACCATGTCTTTAGCAGCTAATAGCACTTCTGCATTACCAACTTCGCCTTCGTTTAATTGAGTACGTTGTTGTTCTAGCCATGTATTTAGGCCTTCTTGTACAGTTAGCAATTCCATATAGCGTGGATTTGTTTCTGCTGTGTGTAGTGCCACGCTGTGACGAATTTTATTTAAATTCGCAGCGATAGTTTCGCTTAGTTTTTCTGCTTTCTCAACAGTCATAGAACTAAAGTTAATAGCAAAACCAAAACGGCTTTCCATAACTTTGTTAATTTTACGTGTTGATTTCGTAGACATTTCTGCTAATTTCATGGTCAAATTCCTATTTAGACTTTAATATATTTAGCCAAGTTTAAAGATTTCCTTAATTCTTTCTTAGCTTGTTCAATGCGATCCATGGTTTCTGTGTAACGGGCCGAGTAATATTCTTCGCCCCAATCATCACCTTTGGCCTGTGCTTTCTTGTAGCGTTGGCGATATAGACTAGCATCAAATTCCAAGCGATTTAGCAGGCTATCACAGTCTCTAATATCATTGGCTAGTTGTAACTTTTCCTTGTGTAGAGCTATACAGTAAAATATTGCATCTTTACGAGCAAAAAAATCAAATAACTGTTGATCACCTTGCATAACACGCCAGCAATCATCATTGATTTTTTGTACACGATAACGACCTACAAGAACATCTGTACCAAGCTGATAACAGAAAGGTAGTTCAGTGGGGTCATTAGCTATTTTTACAAGTTCTTGCTGTGTAAATCGACGTATTTTTTCAACGTCAAACTCAGCCGGTGCGTTTTTTGTAGTAGATTTTGCCATCTTCATTTGTTCGTAGAAGTACATCTTTTACTGTTAGTTGATTAGCTAAGATCTGTTCACGCTCATTGAGGTGACTTTTGGCTATAGGAGTTGCACCAATAAAACGTTCAAGCAATTCTGCTTCTTCGTTGTTAATGGGTAGTTGTAAATTGTTGTATAGTTCTACGATCTTCATGTAACTATTTATGTTACTTGAAGAGGGCGTGTCCGATAAATCCGATGAGTCCTGCTAGGATTACGCCTAAGATGCTGACTAAGGTGCTGACACTTTGTTTGCCGCGACCTTCTAGTTTCTCGTCCAGACTTTCCTTGATGCCAACTAGGTAGCCTTCAAGTTTGTCCATACGATGTTCTAAGTTTTCTAGTTTAGTTTCCAAGTTGCTGTACCTTACAGCACATATTTCAACGTGGGCTTCTAGATTCTGCTTCTCAATTTCTGTTGGTTTGGCCATCTCGCCT